ACAGGATCCTGAGATTCCGCACCCTGGATGAATTGGGTTATCACTCAATTCAAAAAGTCCTCAATATTGCTTCACTAATTGTGTCGCATAACAAGTAAGTAGTATGGATGTCTACGCACTTGAATGTATTGAGTTTTTACTTTTAACCTTCAACGAGGATACAGCAATGTCCTTTGCACCATCGTCCCCAGTTACGGGGGCTGCACAAACGGGCTTTACAAGCCCAACATACACTTTGACGTCTGATATTGCACCATCGCCTAACGGCGAGCAGTATGCTGTTACCGCCCTAGGCGGGACGCAGACAGGAGTGGCATCTCATAGTGTTAGTAAACCTTTCACTATTACGATGTTCAAACCTCAGACGCTGAAGACTCTCCCTCAAGCTAACCCGCTTACGGGAGTGGTGAAGAACGTTCCGCTTAACACCTATAAGGTGATCACGCGGAAAGGCATGCAACCTGCTGCAAATAACGTTGACATAGTGGCCAGAGTGACCACCGTTATCGACGTTCCTGCAGGAGCTGACACCTACGAACCCGAAGAAATACGTGCGATGTTATCTGCACACATCGGGACCTTGTGGGCTGAAGCTGACGGCATAGGAGACACCTGTGTCTCTGGTATTCTCTAAAGATACTTTCGTGTCTTATGAGGAACCAACCGTTAACCAGCTACCTTCGATGGTTGTTACAGAAGATCTACCACTTAGCCTGGAAGGATTCGAGCACGCTCCTTCAACCCATGACGTTAGCAATATTGCTGATGCTTGGGTGGAGTTGCTTGATTTACTTCTTAAGCTTTTGGATATGTTCTTCTAACCATTAGACGTTGCTTTACTTCACCACTAACTTTCCGGAGATATCTGATGGTTAAGTGTACTGCTCTTTTTCCTAAGGGCATCGAGATTAACGCTTCGGTTGATGATTCAGATCCTGAATCATTCGCCTTAGCGCGTTTGTCTACGCGTTTCCGCAAAAAGTTTCGAGCGGGAGCTAGTGCCGACTCTGACGAGGTCGCCATTCGTACATTCCTAGATTGTAATCAGGTCTGTAAAAATGTTGACATTACTTTAGATCGCGAGATCATAGGTAATTCGCGTGAATTTATCACTCACGCTCTCGAACGGTTTACCAGACTTCATGTTAGTAACGCCGTCCAAGAGTCTCTGTCCATGCAACTCTTACTAAGTCTTTGGCGATTTGGTCCTGGTGCCAGTAATGGCGTCCCAGGCTCCCACTTTTGCCATAAGATCGATAAGAAATGGACTTACACTAAACGCGTTGAACCTTTCATAAAACTACTCCGTAATCTTACACCCTTATTAGCTTCTTACGATAGAAAGCGAAACGGGTTTATTGGTACGGAGGTGATTGGTTCTCGAACCCAAGCTGTTCCCAAGAACGAGCAAACATCACGTCTGATTTGCATTGAACCCCTTGGTAATATGGCACTGCAGCTTGCTGCAGGTACGTATATCGAGGGCTCTTTGCGACGTTACGGTATTAACATTTCTAATGCTGATCCCATAGGTAAGCCTATCGAGCAGAAGAGAAAAGACTTGAATTATCTTTACGATAAGGACCTCCTCCCTAAAAAGAGGAAGAACGTCCAGTCTGAACTCAACTGTGAGTTGGCCCGCCTAGGGTCTGTCGATGGTACGTTAAGTACTATTGACTTGAAATCGGCATCTGATTTGATAACGCCGTTGCTCATAAAGACTTTGTGGCCTCGCGAGTGGTATGAACTCTTCATGCTACTCCGTTCTCCTGTCACGACCATCAAAGGTCATGGAGACATCGAGCTAAATATGATGTCCACCATGGGGAATGGTTTTACCTTTCCTATGATGACAATGACTTTGGCATCCTTGTGTTACGCGGTCGAAAGATCGAATAACAAAGAGTCTCAGCGGTTTCGCTGGGATTCTTCCAAATGGGGTGTGTTTGGTGACGACATAATATGTCCAACCGAACGTTTTAACGAAGTTGTTTCATGTTTAGAGTCGTGTGGGCTTGTTGTGAACAACGACAAGTCCTTCTCAACGGGATTCTTCCGAGAATCCTGCGGAGGTGATTTCTATAAGGGCGTAGATGTTACGCCTATTTATATCAAGTCACTCGACCAACCACATGAGGTTTACGTAGCCATCAACCAGTTGCTAAACTGGTCGGTCAAGCATCGTAATTATGCACTATGGCAGCCCTTAATCGAGCTTGTCAAAATGCTCCCTCATAGTCCTTATCTCGTCCCTGAATGGGAAGATCCGGCTTCCGGAATCCTGTGCAGAGATGTGCCACGACACTACAAGTACCTCAGTCCGGCCAAAGACTTTAAAGTTTTGCGCCTTACTGATCCAGATCTAGAACTGTTGTGTGTTCTAGGCGGGTACGTGTCTAGTAGCGGGAAGCGCCGTAAACCAACTTTCAATCCTCGCGTCCGTGAGGTGAGATATGAGGTCCGGCGGAGTCGCCTGCCGAAAGGCTGGCGGATGGGGCGTCACTATGCTTTTTGTAGTGACAGCGAGTCTGACTTTCGCCAAATGATGGTTGATACCATCTTAGGCGTCTAGAAAGACACGAAGGGCTCGGCTACCTTTTCTC